AAGAGACATACGAGATGTTGATAATAACAGAAAGCCTCTGGAATCATTCACGAGCTGTAATTTAGATCCTAATTCTTCAGACTTCATCGCAAGAAAGATTGGCGATGTTTATTATACTTATGACTCTTCAAAGCAAAGATTAATAAGACAAAAAAATAACGAAAATAAGTCAAGATACATTAGAGTTGAAATGAATTCTTCATTTGATCCTTCACAGTCTGACCAACTTCCATTTGGTGTATTTGGCCCACTTAAACCAAAAACACAAACTAAATCTTGGGCTGATTTTGTTACTGGGTCGTCTAGTTATGGATTCGTTAAAAGAGCTCTTGATGGCTTTGGTTTTATAAGCCCATCAGGCTCCGCAACAGGATCACTATCTGCTCTTGCTTCGGTAAAACTATCTTTCCCAGAAACTCTTACAAGAGTTAGCTCATCTGAAGATGGATTATCAAATTATAAGTTAGCTTCATTCGGATTTAAATCAACAAAAACAACAGGATCATTTGTATATAATGATGCAGTTGGCGATTTATTAAGAATGCCAGGTGGTTCTACAGAAAGAGCAGAATTTGTTCTAGGCGAAGCCAGCACCGCAACTGAATATTCTTGGTATTTTACGCTAGATGAAGTTGTAAAAACAGGATCTTCAGGAAGTGTTAATTATGCTTACGTTTCTGGCTCTAAGGCTTTAAATACATCATATACAGCTCTAACCGGAACATACTTAACTCTTCTAAATTCAGAAAAGCTTAATTCTTTCTGCTCTCCGTTCCAAGGAGGAACTGATGGGTTTAACGTTTTCGAGAAAGAACCTTTAAGAAATAAAGCTATTTCAGTTGGATCAAATGCCCAAACATCTTATATCTACAACACATATAAGAGAGCAATTGATAGCGTTAAAGATCCAGAAGTTATTGAAACAAATATAATTTCTGTTCCGGGATTAGTACACGAACCACTTACTCTGTATTTACTACAGGCTGCCGAAGAAAGAGGCGACTGCTTGGCAGTAATCGATCTTTCCGCTGGAGGAGATAATCAACCGTCTTATGTTCCAGAAACAGAATTAGTTGATGGTATTACATCAGATTCAGATAGAATCAAGTCTCCAGAACTAACAGTAGATGAGATTAAGGGAAGAAACCTTAACTCAAGCTATGGTGCTGCTTACTATCCTTGGGTTCAAATCTCTGATGATACAACTGGACAAATTGTAAATGTTCCACCATCAGTAGTTGCAATCGGTGCGATGTCTTATACAGACAATGTTCAAGCACCTTGGTTCGCTCCTGCCGGATTTAACAGAGGCGGCTTATCGCTAGGAAATTCAGGTCTAACAGTTGTAAATTCGGTTTACAGATTAAGCGCAGATGAAAGAGATCTTTTATATGATGCAAATATTAACCCAATAGCTTCATTCCCATCGGAAGGACTAGTTATCTTCGGACAAAAGACTCTACAAGCAACAAAGAGTGCTTTAGATCGTATCAATGTTAGAAGATTATTAATCTTCGTTAAGAGAGGAATTTCTTTAATTGCTAAAGATATTCTATTCGAGCCAAACGTTGAAGCAACTTGGAACACGTTCGTTCGTAGAGCTGATCCATTCTTAGCAGATGTTAAAGCAAGATTTGGCGTAACTGACTTTAGAATCGTTCTAGATTCTACCACAACAACTCCTGACTTGGTTGATCAAAACATCATGTATGCCAAGATCTTTATCAAGCCAGCTAGAGCAATTGAATACATTGCTGTTGACTTCTTTATCACAAATACAGGCGCATCATTCGCAGATTAATAGGAGATTAATTTATGGCTAAACAAGCACCAACTAAACCAATTTGGGCAGCAGATGCTGCTGGTTTAGATCCAAAGAGAGAACATAGGTTCTTATTGACACTTGCAGATGTTCCTGTTTATTTTGTTAAAACTTCTGGAACTCCTAACCTGACAATAAGCAACTCTACTAAGCATCAATTTCTTGGACATACATTTAAATTTCCAGGAACTGCTACTTGGAATGATTCAATTGATGTAACAATTGTAGATACAATAGATTATAATATGTCTCAAAAATTTCTTGAGATTATTAGAAAAGCTGGTTATGTTTATCCAAGCAATTTCTCCGAAGATTCAAACAATCCAGAATTTTTTAGAAAGACAATTTCAAAAACTAAATTTGGATTATTAAAGCAAGTATTCTTGGACAGAATTGATGCAGATGGCATTATGTATGAACGTTGGGTACTGAATAATTGCTTTGTCAATAAAGTTAATTTTGGAGACCACGGATACGACAAAGAAGGAATTATCGGCTTATCCGTAGGAATCACTTTTGACTGGGCAGAATTAAGAGACAGTACGGGAGCAATTCCGGCGTTCCCAAAGTAGGATAAATGGCTGGTGGAGTATTTGGAAAAGATCATTTAACCAATGGTTATCAAGCTTCTTTATCTGATAGATTTATATTAGATATTGAAGGAGTTGACATTGCGCTTATTGACGGAGTTACAAGACCAGGCTACACTATCGAAACAGAGCAATTTCAGTTATTAGAATTTCAATTTAATTTCCCAAAAACTGTAAAATTTGATAATACAATTTCATTCAACATAATTGAATTGCTTGATCCTGATATTGAGTTAACCACAATGCAGAATATAATGTCAAGGCTTATTGATGATAGTATTTATGTTACCCCAACTAATTTAAGAGACCCAAAGAATCCATTCATAGGGCAGCCTAAATCTGTTGAAGGCTTTGGTATTCTTAATCAAGGTACTACTTCAACTACTTTTAATCTTTCAAAAAAATCATTAACAGATGCTGTAAGCATAAATACTAAATCTTTTATAACAATTCACACATTAGATTCAGAAGGTAGAAAATATGACAGCATTAGATTGATAGGACCAATGATAACAAAAGTAAAACCAAGCAGCTTAAAATATGGTTCTTCTGACTTAAATAAAGTAGAAGTTACTATAACATTTGATTATGCAGATTTTGGAAGAGAAGATGTATATAATGTAGGTGGCGTATATGACAAATTCAAATCAAGATTTCCTAAGCTTTCAAATTTACTGAATGTTAAAGTTAACAAACGCATAAACAATATTTAAAAATAAGAGGTCAATATGAAAAATGTAGAAAAATTTGGACTTCCTCAGGAAGTTCAGCGAAATGTTTTTTCAACTTATCAGGTTCCAACTGAAATAGTTGATTTACCATCGTGTGGAAAGTTATATCCTCAAGATCATCCATTAAAAGATGTATCAAGTATTGAGATTAAATATATGACAACGAGAGAGGAAGACATTCTTGTCTCTCCGTCATTAAATGAGAAAGGAATTGCTATAGATAGAGTATTAGAAAGTCTTGTTGTCAGTCATAAGATAAATGGAGCTTCATTAATTCCAGGAGATAAAACAGCAATATTAATTGCTGCAAGGAAAAGTGCTTATGGAAGTGAGTATACATTTAAAAGTATATGTCCAGTTTGCTCAACTATAAATGAGATTGAATCATCAATTGATGATGTTAAAGTTAAAGACCTTAAGGAAGATGATAATAGTTTCTACAGAGATGGAAATATAGTAATTGTCCTTCCAAAAACAGAAGAAGTGGTTGAAATGAAAATTTTAACCTCAGAAGATGAAAAAAGTATTGAAGAAACAATATCAAGAAAAATAAAAAATAATTTACCAGCAGAAGAATTATTAACCAGATATCGTAAAATGATTATTTCTGTTAATAGTTCTTATGAAACTCAAGATATAATTCATTTCATAAATAATCTTGGAATAGCAAATTCAAGGTTCTTAAAAAAGAAATATGCAGAAATGCTACCAAATGTAGAATTTAACTATTCTCATTCCTGCAAAAATTGTGGAAACACAATGGAAGGAGGGGTTCCCATTGGAGGCAACTTTTTTTGGCCAGACGTATGATTTCATAAAGTTAAGACCAGAAGACGTTAATGCCTCTTATGATCAATTATTTCTTATGAATTACTATATGGGCTGGAATTTTTTTGATGCTTATTCATTACCATTAAAATTAAGAAAATGGATATTAAACCAATGGATTGAGAGAAAAAAAATGGATAGTGAAGTAGTTAATGATTGAGGATTAATTAATGGCTGATAATATTATTGATATAGTTGCTGATGCAGCAGGATCATTAGCAAAACTAAATCCGGCAACAGCAATAGCTAAAGAAGGAATAGATTCTTTAACTGGAGGTGTTAAAGAGCTAATTGAAGACATAACAAATGGTATTAAAGCATACGAAAGTTATAGAATCGAACTGACTAAAGCCACAGGAGCTAATGCTAAATTTGTAGACACAATTAGACAAGAAGCATATGAATTAGGAAAATATGGAATAACATTTAAAAATCTTGTAGATATCAATAAAGATATAGCAAATTCGTATTCTCAAGCAACTTTCTCTTCTGCACAAACAAGAACCGAATTTGAAGGGCAACGAAAAGAAGTAGAGAAATTAATTGGTATAAATCAAAAATTTGATGTTGGAACGGATACGACAATAAAATTACTAAATCAATTAGGCAATTCTGTATATAATAATGTCGAACAAGTTTCTAAATTTTCTGATTCTTTATTAAAGTTCTCCAAAGAAACTGGACAACCATTTGCAAAAGTTCTCCAAGAATTTGGAACATATTCTGATAGGTTTATAACAGCAATAAGCTCAGATAAGGCAACCCAATCTTTTGCTACGCTAGAATTGTTAGCTAGAAGATCAGGAGCTTCTATTGATAATCTTGTTAAATCAATTAGTAAATTTGATGATATTGATCAGGCATTCTCAACAGGTGGCCAGTTAAATAGAGTATTATCTTATTTTGGAGGAAGCTTTGATACTCTTGCAGCAGCCAATGCTTCCGATGAAGAAAGAGCACAGATGTTGATAAGGTCTATCTCTTCAATAAGTGATAAATTTAATCAAGTTACAAATCCTCAGGCTAGAAGAAGCATGTTGAGAGAATTAGAATCTGCTTCAGGTCTACCAATGGAGATGATTACCGGCCTATTAAACAAGAGCAATAAACTATCTGAAGATTTGACATCCATCATGCGAACTCCGGTTGAAGTGATTCCATCAATTAGAACTTATTCAGACGAAGAAAAGAAAGCTATGGCTATGGAAGTAACAGACTTAGCTACTACAGAAGAAATAAAAGAAGAGTCTCTAAAAATGGGTACAACTATTTCAATGATAGAAAAGGTTATAGCTGCCAATAAACAACAATATGTAGATACTGTTGTACAGACTGGAAAACAATTAGATGTTTCAACTGCTAAATTATTGAAAGAGGGAGATTTAAAAGGAGCGATAGATGAAGCCGCCAAAGCCGCTAAGAATCTTGCAGAAAATGTTATGTCTCCTGGAAGTTTTGCGGATGCTTTATCAAAAGCTATATCAGGCGAAACTGGAGCTTTGGCGACATATGCAAAAAAGTTGTCTGTAGAAGGGCAGATTGGAGATAGAAAAGCTTTTGATACATATTCAAAAATAACTGAAGAAATGGAAATAAGAAGAGACGTTGAAAGAAGAAATAAAAAGAAAGAAGATACAGAAGAAGCTAAAAAATCTGCCGCCTTATATGCACAAGATTTGGCAAATAAAATAGGAAATAGTGTAAAAGTAGCATTTGGAGATACAAAAATTTCATTTACTTTTCGAGATAGTTCTGGAAAAATTCAAGTATTTGAGAAAACAGTAGCGGATTTGCTACGCTTAGGTAGATAATTGGAGATTTAATAATGGCATTAACAGCAAAAGATATGATTGATTTAGTTAATACTGATACAAGAAGTAAAACTTCTTTCTCAGCAGAGACAGCAATTAAATTAACATATCCTATGTATAATTTATTTATAGAATTCCCAACTGCACCAACTCCAGGCTTGGTATCAGGAGACAAATCAGAAACATCTACTCTTTTTAGAGCTGTTACATTTCCGGCTTATATAAATGGGGCAGTGTCTGATACGTTTTCTCCATCTTATAGTGATGCTGGACAAGTATTTGGCAGAATGGATACGATACCTGTCTATCAAAGAACAACCAGAAAGATTAAAGTTGATTTTCACATTCCAGCTCACGACATTGAAGATGCAAGAAGAATAAGAGGAAAATTGGATATAGTTGCAACAAATTGTTATCCAACATA